GTACTAAAGGCATTACGGGACTATGACCCTCTACCGCAACGTTATACATCTCGAGGCTCGGCGTCCGACTATGACTCCAAAAGTCAAAGCTGGTCAACCGTGTCCGATTTTACTAACGAGCGTAGAACTATAACAAACGCTGCAGAATTGCAGCGTACTGTTTCGGTCAGAGCCTATGTCCTCTACGAAGCTTCTGTTAGCATCCAAGACGCTCTCGGTCTATCTCCAAAAGATATTCCGCGTTCCGTCTGGGAAGCGACACAGTTAAGTTTTGTAGTTGACTGGTTCGCTAATGTCAAAGAGTTTATCTCTGCCATTACTCCCGTAGCAGGGGTCACCTATGTGGCTTCTGGTTATACCGTAACTGTTGTTGATGCATGTAATGCCTCTTATGAAGATAAGTGGTCACTACTGCCCGGCAAAAGTTTTGGTTGGACTGGAAGCGGCTATGGTGGTTCCCAACAGCGTGTGTCCTTAGCGAAGACACGCGTTCCCGGATCGTTGTATGCCAATGTTGGTATACATTTAAAATCTTCAATGCATCATGATGTTCTTGATGTATTTAAGGTTACGGCCGGTCTGTCGCTATTAACCCAGAGACTATCGAAATATCTTTAGTCTTAACCCTGAGGTAATCTATGCTTTTCAATACACGTACGTACTCACTGGACCGGTACAACTCTCCCGATTCTGTTTCTTATGCAGGTTCTGCGAATGGTCCTTCGGCAAAGGATGTTCTCACTTTGTCGCGGACTTTTCCGAAACCGCAAAAGGACACTCTCGGTGTAGCCAAGCCATTTTTCAAAAGTACGTCAACTGTTGTTGTGAACGCTGTTACTGGTCAGAAGCAAGATCTTATCATTACTATCGGTGGAAGCGTTCCTGTCGGAACGCCATCTGCTGATATTGATAATCGTCTTGCAGATCTGGCGGCATGGATTAATACCGCTGATGCGAAGGCCCTTTTTAAGAGCCTGGACATCAACGTTTAACCATGTCACGCTGGTTAGCTATTGTCGGGTTATTCCTTACGTTTGTAGGGACTAACATCGAAACATTATCTAACGCCATACAGAAAGGAAACGCCCGTAATGAGCTCTTCCCCCGTTCGGTCGACAAAGTCGGCTCGTACTTCGACAGTAACAGCATCGAAGCTGTTCCTGTCAATGGCATACGACCTGAAGGTAGACAAGAACCCTGAAGTATTAGACTGTTACACACTCTTGTGTAACGGGAAATACTCTCAATTCCTGTCTACGTTAGATGCTTGGACGTCACAGATGTATACGTCCATCGGTAGCCTAGGCTACCGTCTGCATCAACTCGCAGCCCTATTCTCGAAATATCCTTTCGATGACTCTACTATCGATCGCGACGCTGTTGCGATTGATAAGTTTATGAAATCGGAGAGAAAATGTCGACGTATGAACCAGAAGTTCAGATTACGCCGCACGAGAGTAGAGCCTCCGCACATGCAATATATGCGTGAGTTTATCATAGGGGTACTTGGTTTTGAACCGAATTACCCGCACATCTATGATAAATGCGACTTTGGTCCAGGTTCATCCGTTGGTGTTCATGGCAAGGATACGTCAGTTCTTAACAAACTGGATACCCTTACTATTACGCCCTCGGCTTTACCTGTGGCTACTGCAGCACTATTGCATAACCTCCACTACGCTCGGTACCTTACCGGAAGTAACGGAATAATGCAATTAGAAGAGCTGTTTGCCGGTTCTTTTAAACCAGTGCAAGTGCCGTATAACAAAATAACTTGTGTACCAAAGAGTGCCAAGACTTCTCGCACAATAGCTATTGAGCCTACTTTGAATGGATTTTTACAGAAGGGTG